TTGGAGTGGTGCTCCACCCAGTTTTCGGCAATGGCGAGTTCGCGTTCAAGGGTGCGGGCGAAGTCGACGGGGACCGCTTCTAGCTCAATTGAAGTCATGCAAATGTTCATTTTGCACTTTTCTGCATCCGTTCTCGGCGTCGGCGCGGGGGTGGGTTGGTTAGGTGGGTTCATTTGGAAAGCGCCTTGACCCGCACGCCGTAGCCCTTGGTTGCCGCCTTGAGGTGCCCGCGCGGTCCGCCGTTGTGGACGCGAGCGAGCGTCTCGACGTCGCCCGCAGCCCACGCTGCCGGAGCGTAGCGCTTCAGGTATGCTGTCGCGACGCGCTTGCTGTAATCCAGATCGGCCACTCGGCTGTAATCGCCGGCAACGCGGCTGTCCGCGTGATAACTGCGATGAATCTGCAACGGTCCCAGCGCCTTCCCGCCGTCGCCGATGATTGGCCCGGTGCGGCCGCTCGTCTCGACTACGTGCAGAGCTCGGAAGAACGAGTCTGGTGGCGCGGCGTGCGCGGTGGCGCAGAGCGCGAGGAGAAGGAGCGTGGATTTCATTTCGAGAGTTTCGCTGCGTTGCGCTTCGCCGCTGCAATCTGCTTCGCCGTGCAGCCCGCGCCGATGCTTTCAGCGAGAGCGATTGCGCGGTCAGCGCGTGCTTGATCGGGTGCGGTGATCGCGAGGATCAGCGCTTGGGTAAGAGCGGTGGTCGGGCTCATGCGCGGAAGATCGGAGCCATCGAGTATTTGCCGAGCGCAAAAACGTATTCGCCTTGGTCGTCGGTCATTACCTTTTTGCGGCTCACGTTGCCCTGCGCTTTGAGGGTGACGAAGGAGCCTTTGCGCTCGATCACTTCCACCGAAAAGATGCAGTCGTAATCGCAAACGCTGCGAGCCTTGAGGGTTTGTCCTGCTTGAATCGTGTTGGTCATTTTTGATTTTGTCGTCGGGTTAATTCCCTCCGATGAGCAAACCATACACATCCGCCCGACGATGTGAAGCCAAATGTGCGCGAAGTATCGCACGCAATCCGTGCGCGTTGATAATCAACGACTTACGTCTGAACAAAAAACAGACTCAGCGCGGAATCACTGCACGAAGTGGATGGTAAAACGCCGCAAGCCTGCGGAGATGTTTGAGCCGTCAACGGTGGCGACTTGAAAGACCGTGTCGTTCGAGTTGTTGCCCGCAGCGGCGTAGTCGTGGGCAATCAGCAAGTCGTTCGCCGGGTCAACGCACGCGGCGAGCACGTAGTCTTGTGTCGTGCCGAGCGAGTGCGTGAACGTGAACGTTTCGGTCGGTGCGCCGCCTGTGAGGTTTTCAACGTGCGAGAAACGATTTATGCCGAGGTTTGCGCGAGCGGCGGACGGGCTGGCGACGTCCGAGAGGTTCGAGGCTTTCTGGGCTGCGCCGGTGATGCGGGAGTCGTTGCCTTCGGCGACCGTGCCGGCTGTGGTGCCAGTGTCGAGAATCGCCGCGTCTCCGAGCTGCCGAGCGTAGAATGTGAACAGGTCGCCAGCAGCCGCCCACGCTCCTGCGGTGCCGCTTCGATTGATTGAGCGGACGCGAAAATATTGAACCGCTGGCGTGCCGATGACCGCTTGCGCGTATTCTTCTCTTGTTAGAAAGGCCCCACCAACGGCTGCGTCCGCTGCGGCGTCCGTGTCGGTAGTAGTTAACACCCACTGGTAATTCGCAATGTCGCGGTCGCTTGGTTTTGTCCACGTCACGACTGCCGTGTAATACTCGTTTCCGAGATGCACCACCGCACCTTTGTCAGCTTGATCGCCAGCGATCCGAGTCAGTCCCGTCAACGTGCTCGGCGGCGTCGTGTTGCTGGGAGCCGTTTGGCTGAGTAGCGAAGAAACCGGCGACAACGCTCCAGAAAACGAAATTCCTCGCGCTGCAAATTGGTAAGACTCGCCAACCGAAAGATCGTCGATGCTGACCGCAACGGAAATGACAGACGTAATTTGGTTTCCAATAATGAAATCGCTCGCTCCTGTGCGACGATAAAGCACGTCCAGCGCGACCGCGCCGGATGGCAATGGTGGAGCCGTGAGCGAAACGCCCGCAAAGCTCGTGCCGTCACTCGATTCATAGAACGTGGTGCTGATCAGCGTCGGCGCGTTAGGCGTAGCCGGCGCAGTCGGGTCAATCGGCCCAGCCGTGATGACCGACGGCGTGGCTTGAACGTAGCTCGTAAAGCCGCTGACGTTCTCAACCGAATCGTAAGCGGTCAGCCAATAGTAATAGGTCGTCCCAATGGTTACGTCCGTGTCCACGAACCGCGACGCGCGAACCTCGGCGATCTTGTCCGTGTTCGCGTTGGCCGGCGTGATTGCCGAGACGTTCCGGTAAATGCCATACTCCGAAAAGTCCGGCTCGGTGTTGTCGTTCCAGTCGAGCGAGACGGCCTTGCCGGTGCCGATGGCTGCGCTGAGTCCGGTTGGCGTTGCCGGCGGCGTCGTGTCCTGCGCGACGGTGATCGAACCGCTAAGATAGCTTGTCGATATCCCGAAGTAGCTCTCGCCGTAAATCCGCACGTTGTAGTTCGTGCCGATCTTCACGTCGGACGAAATGAAGTCCTCGGTCTGCGCGCCCTCGACCGTGTTCCATGTGAGGTATGTCGTGCTCGCGCTTGGCTTGTATTCGATGACGACCGAGCCGCCCGACTGGATGAACTCCGCAGCCGGTGGCGTCCAGCCGACACGGATGCGCGGCAAGATCGTGCCGTCGGCCTGCACCAGTTGAGTCGTGCCGTCCGCCGTCAGCGAAAGGCTTGTCGGTGCGCTGAGCGTAAACGGGTCTGGCAGAGTCGTGTTCGGCGAGTCCGGCACGGCGATTTGATCGCCGACGGCCCACGAGTAAACCGACGAAGCGGTCTCCCGCAGCGTCATGTCGATGAACACCTGCGGCGGCGTTCCGTCGCTCGCAAAGTTCCACTCCATGACCTCGAACACCTTGGACGACCAGCCGAGTTTTTCGTTGGTAATCATCACCGTGTCCCCGGCGCGGACCTGCATCGCTTCGAGGCGGAAGCGAGCAGAGAACGTGATCTCTTCCCGAGCGCGGCGCAGCTCCAGCACGGCGAGCCGTTGAGCGCAACTAGGCGAGGTGGTGAACGGGAGAACAACATCGCGGAAAAAGACGTTGTTGTTGTCGGCGGTGACGTAGGTGGCCGAGCTGATCGTCGGGAAGTCGGTGACCTGCCAGTTGTTCGTCTCGCTCACGTAAACGCCTTTGACCGAGTTCACTCGGTCCCGCGCACTCGTCCGCGTCTGCACGTTGAGCGGTCCCACAAAATGCTTCTCGGTCAGGGTCACCGTTGGTATGCGGTAGGCAGACGCGTAAGGCACGATCCGGCCGCCCGTGTAAGCGATCAGCCCGCCCATTGCGCTGAGGAGCTTCCCGATGTTTTCGTCAGGCGATGCGCTCGTCACAATCACGCCGTTGGCCTCGTAGCGGTTTTCGTAAACAGTCGGCGAGAGCGGAAGGATTTGAACCTGTTCTTCGCAGATGGTTGCAGCGACGCCGAACGCGGTATCGTCAACCTCGGCGGCGGTCATGCCCATGCCGAGCGAAGTGTCAGTGAGGTAATCGCGAAGGCAGAGCGCGGCGTTCGCCGAGTAGGCGGTGTTTCCCGTGCGCGGATCGAGCACTTTCTTGCCGCGAATGACGGCGCTGATGTTTGGAATACCGCTAGGGAATTTCTCGGCGTCCCACGTGAGACGCACGTAAAGGTAGGCGATGCCGCGCAGGCGATGGTGCTCCGTCCATTTTCCATCGGTCAGGCTCGCGGTGTCGTCTTCCAAGTCTTCATCGACCGTCTGATAAGTCTCGCCGAGATGCTTGTTGATGCGCGCTACGCCGTTGTAGAAACCTTGAGGCACGTTGCTGACCAGCGGCACCAACTCGTCATTGAAATACACCTCGTCAATCGCTTGAATCTCGTGGCCGGCGAGCGTGACGACAATGTGAAGGAACTGATTTTTGTCTCCCGTCGTGCTGAGATAAACGACGGTCCCGCTGACTCGGCTTTTGCCGTAAACAATCGTTCGCGCCGAGATCGGCGACCGAACCATTTGCGAACGGTCCGAGAGGGACGAATCGGCAAAGCTCGGCATCTTTGGCGCGAGCAGTTTCGACGCGGCCATTGAACCGCCGATAACCGCAGTGAAAGCGACGATGTATCCGATTGCAGTCGCAATCGCTGCCGATGTGACGCCAACGGTTAGTGCTGCGCTCGCGACTGCGTAGGCGATAGCGTAAATGATTCCTTGTGGCATGTTAGATTTTCCAGAAACGCGTTTCCGCGCCGTCGTTTAAGTCAGCGAATAAAAGCCCATCCTTCCCGACATAAGCGATTTTCGAGCCTATCACGATCGTCATCGTCTCGCCGTTGCCACAATCACGCACCGCGATGTCTCCCCGAGCAGCGAATCCTTGGCCGATTGGCTTGAATCCTAGAGGCTCCATATGCGCTTGGATAGTTCCGATCAGGCCGCCGTGTTTTTCGAGCACGCGCACGCCAGAAAGCGCGCTGTTGTAGGTGCCGCGCAGACGCGCCGCTGGGTCGATTCCGGTGCAAAGCTCAATCCAGTTTGCTCCAAATAGGCAGCAGTCGTTTATTCCCCACGCGAAAGGTTGATCGCGCTTTTGCTCGATGAATTTTGCAAGCAGGTCCGGCCAGTTGTCGCGGCGTGCTGGCATGGTCACATGTATGAGGTGGCCTCGGTCTCTCCGCCGCCCTCGCGCACCGGCGCCGCAAGCTTCGCGTTGCCCCAGTAAATTTGTTTTTCTTGAATCGCGGTGACGAACTCTAAGCCAAGATCGCCGGGTGTGCCGGGTCCCGGTGGATAAAGGTTCTGCTGCTCTTCGTGCGTGTAGCGCACCTCACGCGGCCGGCGAAAATCAACGAGCTTGTTCTCCGCGCTCATGATAATCGTCGCGTTCTGACCGTCGTCGTTGACCGACATGACATCCATGCGGCCGGCAAAGATCGTGACGGGCGAGGAGACAATGGCGCCGGTCGCGTCGAGTGCGCCGAAAAGGACGCTGCACTCCTTTCCTTGGTAGTTCTCGGTGAGCGCAAGCGAGACGTATGCGCTCGGAATTCCCGAGAGCTGGAAGTTGATGCCGCGCGCTGAAAGGTCGGTGGTCTCCTCAACGGGCGAGATTGTGCCAAGCGTGCCGATGCCTTGGTAGGTCACGGCGCCGACGGTGATCGTGCCGTAGCCGCTCCAAAGCCGGACCGGCGTTGAGAACGAGAACGACGCGAGCAAGATCGGCGAGAGCTGCGAGGCGCTGACCTCCGTAACCATGTTGGCCGAGAGCGAGCGGCCTGCGGTAGTGATGCTCATGATTCGACGTCCTCCACGATGGCGAAGCCGATGCCGTAGATGCTTGCCTCGCCGATAGCCCACTCGGTGCTCGGCGATGCTAGGCGGAAGACGCCCTGAGCGCGAGCGGCGTTGTTGGGCCTGCCGTAGATGATAGACGTGTTGCCCGCGTAGCTTTTGCGGAGTGCTGGGAAAACGTCTACGCTCGACGACGAGGTCGATTCCACGACCTTGTAAAGCGAGGTCGAGATTTGCAGCCAATCGCCAACGGCGAATTGCCCGCTCGCTCCGCTGATCCCGAGCGTGGTGCCGTTCGCGGTTGCGCTGGAAACGGTGAGGTTCCCGGTGACGCCGCCTCGGTTCAGCGGGTTGGCGTAGTCTTGAAAATAGAACGTGCCGCGCTGCGCCTTGAGCAGAAACGCGACGATCTCCTCAGCGTCCGCACGCTTCATCGGCGGGCAATCGACCGAGCCGAGCCACGCTTGGCCCGGCCAGTTGTATTGCTGGGTTTGCAGCGTGAATGGCGAGGTGTTGCGCGAGGTCGCAGAGACGCCCGTGAACGACAAGCGCGAGAGGTTAAACGGACTCGGCGGCGTGAGTGGATAGGTGATGGCCATGACGATTAGGCGAAGGCTGCGCGGTATCCGCCGCCGCGTCGAACCATGTCTGGAATCTCGGCCTTTAGCCGGCGCCGCTCTTGTTCGAGGATCGGAGCGAGTTCAGCCCGCGAGACGCCGGCCGCGATGTTGTAATTGACGGTGACGCTGCCGCTGCCGGATCCGCTGCCGCCACCCATCTTGTTATTCGGCACGATGGTGCCTGACGCGTGCGGAACGAACAGCTCTGGACCTTGCTCGCCGACGACGTAAGAGGAGCCTGCGCTGACCGGCCCGCCATCGGCCATGAAACCGGCAAAGCCTTTGCCTTGCAGAACTCCGGTAA